TGATTTCGGTCGCTGCTTTTTTATTTTGAACAAACAAAAAAACCGCCAGCAAACGCCAGCGGTTTTAGTGTAATTAAATTTTGAAAACCTTTCTATGTTTTATTTTGTGGTGATGAGCCCTTCTGGCTCAACCACGAATTCAGGCTTGTCAGCAAGTGAACCATCTGGTTTAAGGTAATACCAACCTTTGCCGTCTGCTGATTGTACGAATGCGTTAGATACCATGTCACCGTTTTTAGCATCGAGATAGTACCATACATCCTTATACTTAACCCATCCAGTCTTCATGGCTCCTTCACTATCGAAGTAATACCATTTGCCACCGATTTTCTTCCATCCAGTAGCCATGGCTCCTGAAGGGTCTAAATAGTACCATTTGCCGTCTGAATGTTTCTTCCACTTATCTTTGATCATATAGCCAGAGCCGTCAAAATAATACCAGGTTCCGTCAATCTTTTCAAATTTCTCTTTTGGATAAGAGCCATCTGAATGTACATACCACCAACCAGTAGAATTTTCTTTCCAGCCTTTTTCAACGGCCAATCCGTTTTCGATATCGTGCTTGAATTGACTGCGACTAATACCCCAGCTTGCTAAGTAAGGGTATGGATCAACGTGGTCGCTATAATTATTAGGTTGATTGTTAGTACAGTATTCATGCGACTTAATGCCTTCCAATGCGTCCGAATCCAATGTTTTTGGAAGACCTGCTTCATCTGCTAGATTGCGAAGTAATTCGATATACAGACGATAATCTTCCATAAACTCTTCTTTGGTTGAATGACTTTCAATCAGCTCGACTGCTGCATAGGTTTCATAATTCCAGCCACCTCCAACGTCATAAGCACCGTTGTTCACTGGTCCGACTTGCATCACTCGACCATTTCCCACAACATGTGAGAAAAAGCCTGATTCAACAGGTCTGCGCATATGGTAGTCTGCTTCATTTTGGGCAGTTGAGTTCTTATTACCTGTCGAATGAGCGTGAATTTGACGGTATGGAGCGTATCCAATTTGTGGAAGTCCTTCTCTGTATCTGCTTGTGTCAATATCCATTATTGTTCTCCTTCGTTCTTGTCGTTCTTGTCGTTTTTGTCACCAGCCAATCGCTCAAATGCCTTAATGATAGGCTGGAAGATTGTCACATTACCTTTCAACTTACGGTAATTTTCAATGAGCGATTGGAAAGTAAAAAGCAAATATCCGAGATAGATCGAGTACAAGAATGCGAAACCTGTTTTTTCAGGCAACAAGACAGACATCGGAATCAATACCATCAACAAGAGAACACCTAGAACCTTTCGAATCAAGCCGTTAATACCAATCTTACTCTTGTATTCAATTTCTGGATTTGCAATTGCTGCAAATGTCCCTGATGCAAAATCAACAATTTCCATAATGACAATTAGGCTAAGAGCGTACAAAACCAAGCCATCTTCTGTTTGAATTAGACTTCTAAAAAAGTTAAACAATTCAATTTTCATTTATTTCTCCTATTCCTTCCCTTCAAATTTCCAAGCGACACCCGTTCCGTTTTGTTCCAGGGTACCATTTGTCACAAACGCGCTGACAGGCTCGCCGTTGTAAGTAAATTCCTTATTAAGCTGAACCAAGATGCGTTTCCCTTCGCCGTTAACCTCTACATGCTCAGGGTCTTCAATGGTAATTAGGTCATGTGGTAAGTAGGTCTTACCAACTTCAGCTAGTGGAATCAACTCAACCAATTCTTTATAAGTCGTGCCGTACTCGATATTCTTGCTCATGACAGAGTTCAAGACAAGAACATGAATGACCTTCTGATTCACCTTCGAATTCTCTTCAGTCTGCTTAATAAGAGCTGCAAGCTTGTTCTGTTCACTCTCGTTTTGCGCAATCTTCTGATTGGCCTGTTCAAGTTGCGCCTGTGTTTTGACGATGGCGCTTCCTGGATCTAGCTCGGATTTTAGGATGTCCAGCACATCTTGAATCAAGACATCTTCCGGTTCATTTGTCCGGTCTCCTGTTAGCTCACGCATGTTCGCACTGTACCGATTGCCTTCTGACAGACGGATTTCAACCACTGTCTTGATATTGTCGCCAAAACCTCGTGTATAAGGCTTACTTGCTAGTTCGTAGTTATTGATTGCCATTTGTCATTTCTCCTCTCACTTCTTCAAGTTTTGCTTTAAGTTCTTCATTCGAATCAATGATGTTTAAAATTTCCTTGAGTTGTTTTTGAGTGATTTCATACAGCGCCTTGTAAGTTGCTGCATCGCTTGCTTTTAGTCCGATATCATCACTTAAGTTTTGGATGATTAATTGATTAATTTCTTCCTTCATTTACTTTCTCCAATTTCTGATTGAGTTCTTGAATAGCCTTAATTAAATAAGGTACGAGTACGAAACTGCTATATGAATAAGCGCCATCTGGATTTTCCAAAAATGCTTCAGGAGCGTACTTCTGTACATCTTGCGCCATGATACCACACGAAATATCCTCGATTTTCCCGTCGTATTCCTTACGATAAGAGTAAGTTTTCAGACGGTTGATAACTTCCAGAGCAGACACCTTACTATCTTCAATGTTATGTTTATATCGTCTGTCAGAGATTTCTTTATTAACGGGTATCCATGAGTACGAATTGTCAAAACGGTACAGGTAGATATATCCTGAGCTTTCTTGAATGCGTTTAAATGATGGCGAGTGTATCCAATAGCCACCTTCTTTCGTGTTATCGTCCGTTATATAATAAATATTTCCGCTGACTTTCAAGTTCCCGTGAATAATAGGTGTATTCCAAAAATGAGCTTGATTGTAGCAATACATCTCTCCGTTGTTTTTGACATACCATGCTGTGTCACCAGGTTGCCCCCAATCATTCCCCCAGTTAACCCAAAGAGCTGTTTGTCCCCAACGACCATTACCGCTTCCCATGCCAACTTTAAATTGATTTTGACCAGTTAACCAATAACTATTTGGGTCTTTGTCGTGAGTACCGATTTGGAAACCGCCAATCCTACCTTTATATCCTTCAAGCAGGGTAGCAGATACTACTACTGACCTCAACTTGTTGATAAAGGCTGTTTTAGCAGCTAAAGTGTCCGTAAACACATCGCTGGACACAAGCTTTTTCGCTAGTGCTGTGTCGAAAATCAATTTGTCTGCTGAAATCGAATTCGAGCGAATGATGTCAGTGTTTAGCGTCCCAATCCGTGCATCGCCCACAAACAAGCGCTTAAAGTAACCATCGATAGCTGTGATTTCATCAGCAAGTGTCTTACCTTTTAGACGGATTTTATTAGCTTCAATCAAGATATTGTTTGCGTTAGTATTGATTTGTGAAGCAATAGCACCAGCATTCGTCAGCGTTTGTATTGCGTACGAATCAGAAAGTTGAGTCACTTTCGTTTGTGCAACTACATCTTGTGCCGATGTATCATCTTTGAATTCGCTTGGAGGTGTTTCACCACGGATTAAAGATACTTTCCCGATGGCCACAGTTCCGTTTTTCATCAACCAAATTTCAAGAGGAAATTCTCTTCCTTTAGTAGACGATTTCTGGACGGTCATCGTACCTGTGATGATTTGAATACCAGTTTTTGTAAAGGTAACGCTATCAGATGCAAGACCACCATCTTCTGCCCACAGTTCGATACCTAGAGGGGCATCTGGTAACACGTCCACCCATACTTCCATGCGATAACTTAGCTTTTCGCCCTCCGTAAATGTAGAGGTGGTAAGAGGTAGTGCGAAACCATGATAGACTACATTGGTATTACCAGTGTTTGTAATCCGTAGTAACCTAGTTCCAGCTTGAACCTCGATAACATTCGCATCTGCTTGTTTCTTCTTCCATTTACTGAAATTAGTAGGATCGAACACAAGATTATAACTACTTTCAGTGAGTTTTTTGACTTCTGTCTGAAAAATTTGACTAGACATAACAAGCCTTGAAGCGTTATCTGCCACACCTTGCTCAGTCGTACCTAAAATTCGCTCATATAGCTGACTTGTCTCTTTTACACGCTGGAAATCGCTCTGGTTAGCTTTGCCATTTATTTGACTAGAAATTGTAGCAAAACGACCATCAGAGGTTTCTTTATACTCAGCTAACTTTTGTGTAACTTCTGTTCGTGTTGCTTCAACGTTTCGGTAGGCTTCGTCAAATTGACTAGGCTTAAAACTACCAGTTCTCGGGCCTCTTACAAGCATAGGCTCTTTGATTTCAACCCAGCCATTCTTTACAAGATAGAAGTAGATAGGGAAGTTCCCCACTTGGTCAAAGTCAAGGTCTTCTGTCATTTTGAACGTACCTTGAAATTCTTGCCAACCACTAGAAACGGATGTTTGTGGATTGGCAACAATTTTTGTTAAAACCGCTTTATTTCTAGCGTGATTTTTAATAACTACCACAAATTCATGGTCTAGTTGTCGCCTGATTTTATATTTAAACCCTAGCGTGTACACTTCGCCTTTTAAGATTTTAGGAACGTAAATAGGTAACGTGAACCCGCCCCAATTATAGCCAGTCAATCCTTGAGCATTAATAGTGAATATACCGTTTTGAGGTTCAATAATTAAACCATTTTTACGATTGACAATAGTGTTTTTATCAAGCGTTTCAGAATTCACTATCAAGTTGTTATCACTAACCACAAGGTCGTTAACTTCAGTCTGAAATCTTTGGTCGCTCATGACTAAACGTGAAGCATTTCTCGAAATGTCGCTCTCTGAACTACCTAAAATTCGCTCGTATAGTTGACTTGTTTCTCTTACACGTTGAAATTCTGTTTGATTGGCTTTGCCAGACACTTGACTTGCAATACTAGCAAATCTTCCTTCCGTATCTTGCTTGTATTCAGTAAGTTTATTTTCTTGCTTGTTAACTCTATCAGCCATTGAAGCAAATGTGATTTGGTTTTGGTCTGCGATATGCTTTGCTTCATCTGCTAATTCAGCACTCGCACTAGCCTTCTTCAAAGCTTCTTCTGCTTTTGTCTTGGCTTCATCAAATCCTTCTGGGCTGAAATCGTGGAATCGTCTGTCTATTTCATCTGATAAAGCACGCTTGTTTTCCTCTGCTTTAGCTTTTGCAAGTTCGATACCGTCCGCAATTTCTTGTCTTAACAATTCAGCTTGGTGATCAAAATCTAAGTCTGCATTTTGAAGAGCTTTTTCAAGGGCAATTTCTTGAGCTGATTCTGTCACTCCAAGGATGGCATCAGCTGCGCTAGATAGGCCACCAGAAGATCTAGAACCACCAGCGCCTGCCTTATCATCTAAAGTCAGAGAAATGTATTCTTCTTTTAAGGCATCGAACTCATAAGCAATAGCTTTCTTGAATGCATCGACATTATGTTTCCAGCTCTTGAGATTGACCGTATCACCCATGTGAACAACTTGCCCATCAAGTTCATAGGCTTCAATCTTGATAGCATCAGAGACCTTGTCAATGCCCTCATTTGAAAACTTAGCCAGTGCCCACTTCTGCAACTCTTCAACACTCTTTGCGTTGTTGTTCTCATACTCTTTTTCATTGATATAAGGGTATGAGTTGATAAGAGGACTATCAACAGTCACTCTGATAGTCGTTTCTTTTTCAGCACCTTCAGGTTTAAAAGTCGACTTTGCATGAATTCTTGTGACAACATTATGACTGTTTTTTGTGCGTTGGTAGTCCTTCAGATTTTTGTGCGTTGTAATAACAACACCACGATTCTCGCCACGACTCTTCTTGACAGTCATCGCAAAGTTATCACGAACCAGCTCGCCTTCCCATGTCCCAATGATACTATGCTTGCCATCAAGCAATACAGAGTACAGAGTTTCTGTTTCAGTCGTGTTGAAGGTCCTACGATCCTGGATATCGCTATTGAAAGAAAAATCTCCCAAAGCGGTTTTGGTGTTTTGAACCATGCGAGAAAGAGCCATGTCACAGCTCTGATTAGTCACACTTACTGGTGTGATAGAACGTTGCATCACATCGTCTGAAATATGATAGGCTGTGATTTCCAGATGATCATTGTGTTCAATAGGTTTCTTAATGCGAAATAGCTGCGCACCAAGAACAGGAGTCGGCGCTTTTATCAACATATCTTCCTGAATAAGTTGATAAATACCAGAGTCAGAAATAGGATATTTCACAGTTAAGGTGAAATCACCATTCATGGCCTCTTTAACAATTGCCGAAGTTGCTTCATGAAGTGGCTCCCCGTTCCACCGAACGGTTCTCACATCTTTATTAAGTAGATAAAGCAATTATGCCCACCCCCAAACCGTCTCGATTTCAAGCGATTGAATACCTTGACCTAGAACAACCCCAACATTCTTCACTTTTGCTGGATCAACTGTGATAAAATCCCCTGACCATTTGACTGGCTTCCCTGTTGTTGTTTTAAAACTTGGATTGTCAGGATTATTGACCATCACAAGCGACTCAGTGAGTCGTTCAAGACGAATGACCTGACCAGCAATTGTAAATGAAGTTTCAGAAGTGCTCTGACCAACGATTGTGATTTTAGGAAAGGCAAGAGCAGAACCTTGAACGGTCAAAGTCCCACTTTTTGTTAAAGTTTGAGTGTCACTTGTTTTGAAAAACTTAGTTGGATGACAAGTAAAAGTTGCCTTAGTCATATAAAGACCAGGTTTGACTTGGTCTAATTCTGTCACACTGACTTTATAGCACCATAACTTGGTTGTCTTAACTTGCTCATTCTCTAGCCAGAATTTCTCACGAATAAACAGGCTCATGAACTGATTCATCTGTTCTTCAGTAGGCTTTACAAGATAGATTGAATAAGTCTTCTTTACAAGACCTCTGTGTTTGTTGGTTTGTACGATTGCTCCACTAATTCCACCGTGCTCAAGAAGAGCTGTCTTGCCTTCTCCTAAGGCAACCGAGGGAGAATCATGGACGATGACCTTAAATGGAAAAGACGATGTTCTTACACCGTCAATCACAAGTTCGTTATGTTTTATCATGCCATACCTCCTCTCAATTGGCTTCTACGTTGGATTTCATCAGCAATTCTCTGAGCTACTTCGTCAGCAATACGAATGATGTCAGCTTCTTCTCTGACAGTATTGCCAGTAATAGTAATGTTGATGGTCGGTGAAGTTCCACCCATTGTCTGAGCAATACCTCGACCGATAGCACCAAGCGTTTGATCATTAAGTGGCAATACTGCTTCGTTACCAGCTTCTCCACCAACCATGAGACTATTCCCATTTGCGCCAAAGATGGTAGGCTTTGTCATGATCCCGCCCTTGGCATACCACTCAATACTGATGCTTGGCACACCTTGGCTCAACCAATCCAATGGATTTGCTGAACCACTCACTGAAAAGTGAGGTAGTGGAATATGTGGCCAACTAACACTAAAATTAAATAGACCTTTAATCGCACTTATTGCAGAGCTTACAAGGTCTTTGGCTCCGTTTATAGCATTCCCGATTGAATTCTTGATTCCTGTCCAAACATTTGAAACAGTGTTTGAAATACCATTTAATACATTTGAAATTGTACTTGAAATTCCATTCCATACATTTGAAATTGTGCTTGAAATGGCGTTTATCGTATTTGAAATGTACGATTGGATAGCTGTGAAGATGGTCTGAACAACATTTTGGATAGCATTCCATACAGTTGAGAACACTCCCTTGATTGTTTCCCATGCTCCTGACCAGTCACCTGTGATGATCTGCATGACTGCCTTGATGATGCCTAAAACAACATTGATTGCAGTTTCAACTACAGTCTTGATGACTTCCCAAGCGGTCGTGATGACCAGTTGGATATTCGCCCATGCGCCCTCGATTAATGGACCTAAGAAAGTCATGACTGCATCAATTACGGTTTGGATAGCATTCCAGACTGTTTCTGCACTAGATCGTATAAGCTCTTGATTTTCTGTCCACCAAGCAACAACCGTTCCAAAGATACTCATGACAAAATTAGAAATCTCTGATACGACTGCATTGATAACTTCAAGAATCGCATTCCAAACGGTCGTGACCACATCTCGAAAACCTTCGTTAGTTTCCCAAAGGTATTTCACAATTGCAACAATCGCTGTTATAGCCACCACTACTCCTGCAATAATCCCAATGATTGGTAATGCCGCTGCAATCATAGCTCCGAATGAAGACATAAACACGGCTTGCAGGGTTAAGAATATGGGGGCTAA